CCAAAGCACCGATCAGCATCGAGGCGTATCACGCGCTGCCGGGAGTCTCGAAAACGCGGCTCGACATGATCAACCGTAGCCCGGCCTATTACTACGGGTGGCAGCTCGACCCGCTGCGGCCGGCGCCGAAGGCTACGCGCGTCGGCCAGCTCGAAGGCACGCTCGCGCACTGCGCGGTGCTTGAGCCGCACGAGTTCACGAAACGCTATGTGACGGTGCCGCCCGATGCGCCGCGCGAGCCGACCGACGTGCAGCGCAACGCGGCACACCCGAGCCCCAAGACCATCGAGCAAATCGCTTGGTGGGACGATTTCAAGGCGAGCCACAAGGGCAAGACCATCATTACGGTGGCGCAGTACGAGACGGCAATGCGGCAAGCGCAAAGCATCCGCCGATTGCCGCAGGTTGCCGAGGCGCTTGAGCGTGGCATACCCGAAGACACGACGATGTGGGTCGATGCACGCACCGGCGTGATGTGCCGATGCCGCCCCGATTGGGTCAGCGACTACGATGCACGGCGCGTGGTGCTGCTCGATGTCAAGACGTACAGCGATGCGAGCCCCGGGGAGTTTCGCAGGCAAATCGCACGCAAGCGCTATCACGTGCAGCACGCTTTCTACAGCGACGGCTATGCCGCCGCGTACAGCGTCAACGTGATTGCCTTCGTGTTCGTCGCGGTCGAAGGCGAGTGGCCCTATCAGGCGAACGCGATGATGCTCGATGCCCGCAGCATCGAGCAGGGGCAGCGCGAGTACCGGCGCAACCTTGACACCTACGCGCGGTGCTGCCAGCGCAACGAATGGCCCAGTCTCGGCGATCGGATACAGCTCGTCGACATGCCCATGTACGCCTATGACGATGACTTGCAGCGCGAGCTGAGACGCGAGCGCAGGGACCGCGACGCCTATGCAGATGATGACGACGACGCGATCGTCGACAACTGACTGAGCGCGCGCGCCATGCAACCCCCTGACATCCTCGCGTCGGCAATGTCGCTGCGCGACTACTTCGCGGCGAAGGCGATGGCCCCGCTCGTCGCCATCAATGCGACGGCCAACGACGACGACAAGATGCTCGAACAGGACATTGCCGAATGCGCCTATTTCATAGCCGATGCGATGCTCGTCGCGCGCGGGCACCCGCCGAGTGCGTGGCCCGACATCCGCACCGATACCGATTTTTTGAAGGGATGACATGAACACCGCTGCTATGCCCACCACGACCCTCAAGGCGATTGCTGCCGGCAACGATGCCGCGCGCCAGCGCCCGGCGAACTTCCCCGCCATGCTCGAAGCCTACAAAGGCGAGATAGCCCGCGCGCTGCCGCGGCATCTGAACGCCGACACGATGACGCGCATCGCGCTGACGTGCTTTCGGATGACGCCGAAGCTCGCCGACTGTCACCCGGCGTCGGTGTTCGCGTGCGTGATTCAAGCCTCACAGCTCGGGCTGCGGCCCGGCCTGATGGGCGAGTGCTACCTGATCCCGTACAAAGACCAATGCACGCTTCAATTCGGCTATCAGGGCTTGCTCGAACTCGTGCGCCGCTCGGGGCTCGTCGAGTCGATCAGCGCGCACCTCGTACACGAGCGCGACGAGTTCGACGTGCAGTGGGGCACCGACCCGGGCATCAAGCATCGGCCGTACCTCGACGGCGATGCCGGGCCGATTCGCCTCGTGTATGCGGTCGCGCGCTTGAAGGGCGGCGGCACACATGCCGAGCTGATGACGCTGCACGACATCGAGCGCATCAAGGCACGCTCACAGAACGTGATCAACGCGGCGCGCTACGGCAAGCAAACGCCGTGGGATACCGACTATGGCGAGATGGCGCGCAAGACGGTGCTGCGTCGCATCTGCAAGTTCTTGCCGAAGTCGACTGACCTGGCGAGCGCGCTCGCGATCGACGATGCGGCGTATCGCGGCAAGCAGATGCTCAGCGTGCAAGACGCGATCAGCAATACGTTCGTGCCGCCGCAGCTCAGCGCCGACGATCCTGATCCGACCGGCGAGGTCGAGGCACCGGCACCGCCAGCACCAGCAGCACCAGCACCCGAGCCCGCGCCGCGCCCGCGTGGTCGGCCGCGCAAGAGCAGTGCCGCAGCCGAGCCCGCGAAACAAGACGACGACTTGAGCCCGGCGGAACTTGCGGCCATGCGGGCTAAGGCTGAACGACTCGTGAAGCCGCGCAGCTATGACGATTTCGTCGCCGACATCGACAACGCGAGCGACGCCGAGACAGCAGCGCTCGCGCTCGACGAAGCGCGCAGCACGCTCGACGCCGAAGACCTCGAAGACCTCGGCGCGATCTACCGGCGCAAGTGGGGCGGCGAGGAATGAGACGCGAGCCCGAGCCCGTCACGCCGGTGCGCCTGATGTTCCCGCGCCGCATCTTCGTGACCGCGCCCGGCGTGCGCCTGACGTGGGAAGCATTGAACGTCGGCATGCAGGCGATCAATGAGCTGCATGACGCGCAAGGTTTACGGGGCGCATCGGGCCGGCTTCTCCCTCAGCTTCTCACCGGCCTGCCCCTTTTTCAACACGCACAGGAGCCGAACGAATGAAACGCTGCACGAAATGCGGCGACCAGAAGCCGCTGTCGGAGTTTGGCAAGAGAACTGACGCACGTGATGGCTTTATGTTGCGTTGCAAGTCATGCGCAAGCGCGGATGCGCTGGCGTATTACGCGGCCAATCGCGAGAGGTGCAACGCCGTTAGCCTCGCGTGGCATAGGGCCAACCATGAAAAGTCAGTGGCAAACAGCAAGGCGTGGCGCACTTCCAATCGCGACAAGGCTGTCGCTGCGTCCAAATCACGGCACGTAGCCAATCGTGAAAGAGACAACGAGAGAAGCGTGCGCAACAACAGGCGTCACAGCGACGAACTCGCACCGAGTTATATCGCCAGAGTTCTGCGGATGCCCGTTGGTCAGGTGCCCCCAAGCCTAATGGATGTGAAACGCGAGCACCTTCGATTGATCCGCTACCTCCGCGAACTGAAGGAAGGCAACCGATGAAAAACGTTGACGAGCTGCGCGACGAACTGTCGAATATTTTTATGAGGCTCAAGAGCGGCGAAGTCAAACACGCCGAAGCGGCCGAGTTCTCGAACCTCGCCGGCAAGATGATCAGCAGCGCAAAGGTTCAGGTCGAGTACTACGCGATGCTCGGCGCGATGCGCGGCGATGTGAAGATGCCAAGAATCGCGTTTCTCGAATCCACCAACCCAGCAAAGGAGCCGAGGAAATGAATCGCTTTGCCCTTCCCGAGTTCACGCCGGTCACGGTCGAGCATGTGAACCTGCGCCCCGAGAATCATGGCGATGACGCGGTGCCGGCCATCGACATCAAGTTGTCGAAGGAACTCAGCAATACCGTGCTCGACGAGTTCAAGCCCGGCCTGCGCCGCCTGCTGTACTTCAAGTCGAAGACGCCGCGCGAGACGAAGGCCGAACAAGGCGCGCTCGAACTCGAAGAACCGAACGACCTGCCCGACCTGCGTTTCCCCGAGCTGGACGTCATCAAGTGGAAGGCCGAGCAGCAAGGCCGCACGCTCACGCTCGAATACGGGCTCGGCAAGGCGTCGAACATCCGGCTGACTGACTGCAAGGCGAACGAGTTCAGGCTCGAATGCAAGGAAGGCGGCACCGTCAAGGTGACGTGGCGGGTCCAGCGCTCGCAGCCCGACGAACGCGCGGTCGGCAAGCTGTCGAGCCTGCTGAAACATGAAGTGCAAGCGATGCTCGTCGGCTCGCCGGAAACCGAGGCGCTGCTCGCCGAGCAGCACGACAGCGGCAACGGCCAGGACGACGACGGCGAATGGCCGTTCGAGACGAGCGTCGGCGCGGTCGGCGGCGTGCCGGCCGACAATGCCAGCACTACCGACATGACACCGTGAAGCAATTTGAAGCCGAGTGGCACGCCTGGGCACTGCAGTGCATGCAACCGGGCACGAGCACTGCGAACCGCGAGACGCTGCGCGTCGCGTTCTACTCGGGCGCGGCGACGTGGGCGCGGCTCGTCGCGCGCATGACCATCGGCAAGAACAACGAAGACGCGCTCGTGTTGCTCGGCGAGCTGCACGACGAAATGCGCGAGTACGCGGAAGACCTGCTCGAACGGTTCGGCAGGCTGGCGGGCGACAATGGCACAGCACGGGAGCACTGAAAAATGATCGGCCAGCAACCTACCGGCACCATCGCAGGCGTGGTCATCAGCGCCGTCGCTCATGAAGGGCTGACGGTCGAAGTCGACGGCAAGCACGCGCGGCTCGCGATCGTGACCGACGACGGCACCATCGTCGCGATTGGCGATGAGGTCGAGCGCGAGGCGCGCGCCGTCGCGATCAACTGCTATCGGCAGTTCCTGCAGGGGACCGGACGGCTGCGAGTCCACAGCAAGCCGATCGAGCGCGACCCGGGCTAGAAGCCCCCCAGCGGCTGCCCCAAGCGCGCGCAGCCCGCCACCCTTCACAATCCCCCAACCTCACCGGCGAAATCGCCCCAAAACCCGGGCATTTTTCGCTCTTGCGCCCGGTATTTAAGTTGAATGCTTGTGGTAAGCCTCAAGCACACATGTTAAAGTGCCCTCGCTGGGCCAATCCAGCCGAGGGGAAACTTGCATGGGTGCAAAGGTTTACAGCTACATCCGATTCAGCGATGCGAAGCAGGCGCTCGGTGCGAGCAGCGACCGACAAGGGGCCTATGCGGCGAAGTGGGCCGCTGATCATGGGCTAACGCTCGACGACGAGTTGAGCATGCGAGATGAAGGGCTCAGCGCCTTCCATCAGCGCCACGTGAAGATAGGCGCCCTCGGTGTCTTTCTGCGCGCGATCGAGGACGGCAAAGTCGCCCCGAAATCCGTGCTGATCGTCGAAGGGCTCGACCGCCTATCACGCGCCGACCCCATCGACGCGCAAGCACAGCTTACGCAGATCATCAACGCCGGTATCTCGGTGGTCACAGCGGAGGATGACAAGACCTACAGCCGGGCAACGCTCAAGGCGAACCCCTTCGACCTCATTCACTCGCTGCTCAAGATGATTCGGGCGAACGAAGAATCGGAGACTAAGAGCCGGCGCGTACGCGATGCGCTTCGCCGGCAGTGCCAAGCCTGGATTGATGGCAAGTCGCGCGCGCTGATTCGCTTCGGCAATACGCCCGGCTGGCTGCGTGTCGTTGACGGTAAGTGGGAGCTGATCCCGGAGCGCGCCGAAGCTGTCGCCCTCGTCATTGATCAGTACATCCGCGGCACAGGGCTCGGGCAGATCGCGCACCAGCTCGCCGAAGCTGGCCTATCCACGAGCGATGCAGCGCCGAACAGCGGGCACATCCTGCGACTGCTGCGGCAGCCTGCATTGATCGGCACAAAGCGGATAGAGCTGGACGGCGAAAGCTTCGTACTTGAGGGCTACTACCCCGCGGTGATCGACCGCAAGACATTCGACAACGTGGCGCAGTTGGTCGAAGCGCGCAGCCTCAAAGACAAGGGCATCAAGGGCTTGGTGCCGTCTGTGCTGACAGGAACCGGCGTGACGGTGTGCGGCTACTGTGGGGCGCCGATGACGGGTCAGACGATGATGAACAAGGTACGCGAGGATGGCTCGCTCGCTGACTACTACCGGCGCCTGCAATGTGGGCGGAAGAACACCGGAGGGGGTTGCTCTGTTCCTGGGAGCTGCACAGCCGCGCCAATCGAACGCGCGCTAATGCGCTACTGCTCTGACCTGGTGAACATCGAGCGCCTGTATGGCAGCGATCGCTCAGCGCTCCCGCGCCGTGAGCTGGCAGCAGCGCGCGCACGCTTGGCGAAGATCGACAAGAGCATCGAGCGCTTGACCGAAGCATTGATGGATAGCGATTCGCCTGTGCCGGCTTTCACCAAGAAGGCGCGCGAGCTGGAAACAGAGCGCGCGGAAGTGCAAGCTCAGATCGACAAGGCCGAAGTTGCCTTGGCGGCGATGTCCCGCTCAGACCTGACCGGCGCCGATAAGCGCTGGCGCAAGTTGGTGAACGGTGTGCAGCAACTCGACTACGAAGCGCGCACACAGGCCCGCATGCTCGTCGCTGACACCTTCGAGCGGATCACGGTGTATCACCACGGCGT